AACTTAAACTCTATTTTGAATTTTTCAACCTTTTGCATACCACGAAGTCTACAAAAATAGTCTTCATGAAAAATGCTAAGATTATATTCATTGAAATAATTTCTATGCAGTTGAGATTTAAATTCTTGGAGATACTCGACTTTCTTTTCATAAAAGTCTGTAACGTCAACAAAATGATTTGCGTTCCATGTCGAACGAGTCGAAGGAGTATGATACTCAATCAAAGAAATATTTTTACCACGCAAAGCTGCTCTAGCGCTCTCGCTGACTTTTCGATGTTCGAAATGATTGTCTTCAAGAGGAGGGACGTAGACAGTATCGACCTCAGGATATAATTTTAGAAGTTCGTCGATTTGCTGCACAATTTCCCAGTCTTTAAAATTTGCAATTGTTTGACCAACATGCCCTACAAATCGAACATTAGGAAAGTGATTCCAAAACGCATGAGATTCGTCCATGCGATTGATAGAAGTTGTGTCGTCATTATCACCACCAATAGAACAGACATAAACGACATATTCTGTCTGTGGGTTCTTAAGAATGGTGGCTGCTACACTGTACTCAGCATCATCAGGATGTGGTGATAAAACTAGTTTCATATGTCGCCTTTAATGATTTAAATGATTTGCCATTATATATGCGAATGCCATGACGGCGTAAATAATCCCTAAGGTCTTCACTTAACGGCGAGTCTTCGCCCTCGACTGTGTATGTGTTCGTATTTAGTATAGCTGCTTCGACAAATATTTTTCCGTCTTCAACAAACGCTGGTACTGGTTCGTAACCTTTATGTGGCACGAGGACATTACTCCACTTGCTTACAATCTTGCGCAAGATGTCGTCTTTTTCTTCTTGTGTTCTTTCGATGGGATAAACATTTTCTTTGATGACTTTGCATGGCGAACCCATCGCAAGAGAACCATCAGGTATGTCTTTCGTAATAATAGAACCTGTTCCAATCACGCAGTTGCTGCCGATGCTCGTGCCCGGGAGCATAATTGATCTAGCAGGCAACCACACATTATCACCTATAGACACATCATCGAATGTAAAAGGAAACCCTTGTAGGGGATCTAGCCACGCACCATGAGTCCAGATTAAGCACTCTGCGCCAATACCTACGTTCGAACCAATCGTGACGCTTTCGCTAGGATTGATTACACAACCTTCGAAGATGCCTACGCTATTACCAATTTGAACGATTGAGTTTGGACCAGTACAGCCACCGCGCCCAACGTCAACGTTTGCAGGCATCCAAAGATAGTCGCCTGCACGAAATTCTTTACATGTAATTTTACAACCAGGACCAATGTAGCTATGAGCGCCTAGTTCAAAGACACCACATTCAATGACTACATCATCTGCAATTTTTGCAGTAGAATGAATTTTAAGTTTATTTGATCGCAATACCACAAAAACCACCTTCACTTGAGTATATTTTGTCAAGATTTACATCTAAACAATAATAGCCATAATATTCGAAGAATTTTCTCCAGTCAGTTTTAGTCCAACGAATGAGGTGTGTTGGATCTACTTCTGCACATTCTAACACATATTTGCCTTCAGTTTCATTACAAACTGGAATTTTATAAACGATGGTTTTTGCTTTTATGTTTTCGAAAAAATTCACAAGCTCATCTTCAGGTAAATGCTCTAATACATCTAACCCGTATACTACATCATATTCTCTTTCCCACATGACTTCTTCTGTCACTGAGAATCCTTTCTTCTTACATTCACCCCTTGCCCATTTTGACAGATCAACTCCGTCAACAGTTTTTGCAAACGGAGCGACTGCTTGCATAAAAAATCCAACTGCACACCCAAAATCTAGTATTGTGTCGTGAGGGCGACAAAGTTTTTTGAGCAGACATGTTATTTCTTCTGCCATAATTTTATAATGAGGACCTTCACCACGAATCAAATAGTCTTTATAGTTATTTGTTTTGTAATAATCTTCATTATACATTAAGCAAAGTTCCTATCATTTATGTCCATGCGTTGCGCAACTGTATGAAGCAAACGGTTGTTGTTATAATAGAAACAATTAGGGCATGCTTTAGTCCAGCCATCGTCGCTGTTTCGAATACGATACGGAATGCCAGTTTTAGCATATTCGATATTGCAGTTTTTCCAAATGTCAATAACATCATCGATGCTGCCTAGAGAAAACTCTAGATCATATGTACGCTTTTCCAGAACGTGACTCGTACAGACATACACTTGATAATCACCACCTTCGGGATGCGGCGCAATATATGGGCGAGTCAAACCCACATAGCACCCATCGTCGAAAGGCTTACAGTTGTCCCAAACATCTTTAATAAAGAATTTAGACTGCACATCAATTTCTTCGACAACACTTCTAAATCTATTTTGAATTTCTCTTTGATATCCTTCGACTAGCGCGTTACCACCAATGCGACAAAATTTGATTTCTGGATTCAGTTCGATAAGTTTAGCAATTCTTTGAATCGACTCGACAGTTGTACCGACATATGGTTTGTTTGTTCTTGACAATTCGTCGGGCACACCATTTGTACTATCGTAAATAATATAGCTAAGACCAATCTTGTCTTTCGGAAAAGAACCAAAGTCATAGTCTTCAGGCGCCTTTCCTTCGTCAAGCTTGATTAGACTCACGCGAATCCAATTGATACAATCATAGACTTCTGGTTTTAAATGACGCTCAAGCTTTTCTGTGTTTGTGATAATACCTACATCGAACCCTAAATCTGCCGCAAGTCTCACAACATCGTTAATATCTTTTTTTGCTGCTTTGTCACGATAGAGCATTGGATTACCACCGCCAGTAATCTCTAATGCTTTTGCTCCAAGCGAACGAAAATCTTCTAGAAGCTTGACTAACTTATCCCACTCAATGTAACTCTTTAGTGGTCGTGCAGCCACAGAACAGAATGGGCAGTCACTGTCACAGACTTCGCAAAGACACAACTGCACATTAATAGGCTTAAAAGTATCTTCGTACTGAATAGAATACAACACATCAGTATGCTGAAGATATTTGTCACCCCAAGTGCTGTACTTCTGTGTCTTCTCTTCGTAACTTGTCATTCGATTTCCTTCATAAGTTCTTCGATATTTTCACCACGATTTGGAAGTTTATCTTTCAAAAAGAAATGAACAAAGTGACATTTTTCAATTTGATAATTTGCTGTGTATAAACCGTTCCATTTCCAATGCATTTTCTTAACTGATACATTATACTTCTTAATGAAATAGTTCAATAGTGTTTGATCGGTGCTCCACTTCCATGCACCTATGCCGTCAACAAAATCTTTAAATTCTGCTCGTTCGATAAACTGCTTTGCTGTTTGATTATTTAGATATGGCTTGAACAATTTGCTATTGATCAAGATCATGCCCATGTTAAAAAATTCAAATCCTAATGAATTATTTTTGAAATCCACTTTTTTGTATAAAGGTGTATATTGCATCGCAGAGTATTGAATGATCTTTCTTTTATATTCTTGCGTGATTGGCATTTCGCGCTCAACAACTGCGCCAAACGCTTTGTGTGTACCAAAGTCTTCGAAAATATTAGGTGCATCTGGTCGAATATAGATGTCAGCGTCGATGATAGCAATTTGATCATACTCGTCAAGACGATCAAAGGCGTTTTCTTTTTCGTAGATAGGTAAATAACCACCATGTTTTTCGAACGATTCTTTACTGCGATTCATCGTAAAAATATCTGGTCTTATTTTTAGAATAGGCGTTTGTTGCACATAATGATCAAAGCCGTGTTTTTTACTGTAATGTGCAACACTTTCAATACACTTTTTATAAAGCTTTGAATTTTTTGCACTACCTAAACATACTTGATAGATTAGTCTTTTCATGATTTATGCTCAATCGTATAGCCAACTTTAGGGTTTTTAAATTGCGTACAGATTTCTGGAGCCCAATGACCAAATTTGTCACATGTTCTATGTATCCACGCATCTGAGTTATACTGTATCTTTGGGCGAATATGTCTAGCTTGTAAAAGCTCTCTAGCTCCATTTGGGGTTATGTAATATGCACCACCTGCTAATTTAGCCCACATTCTTTCGCCAGTTTTTTTAAATCCCCTATGATCATGAGCAAGGCAACAGATATCGTGTTTATATACTGCTTCATGAGGGAATTTTTTGTAATGAAATTCTGTACAAGGTCTTACATCATGCTCCGTGACAATAATTGGTTTCTGCAATTCCCAACACATTTTCCATGTGTTATAATGACTGTACCAAATCGCAAGCTCGGTTCTTGTAAACTTTCTATACTTCTCGGTCTTAAAAGAAAACTTACTTCCAAAAACTAAATCTTTTTGTAAGTGTAAAGTTTCCGGAACTACAGCTTCAAATATATTTACTTTGAAGCCTTCACGCTCCCAATGAGGAATCATTCGAACTTTATAATATTCGGAAATTGGATTGCCAGTAATAGCAATCATCCAAACTTCTGGTAGTTCGATATCTTTAGACACGGTAATCGTTCAGGTCGAATTCTGTACCATGCATTTTATAAAGATCGCGCTCATGATTCGTATACACAAGCACTTCAGGATCGTCAATCAAAAAGTCGCACGATTTACAATAGTCAGGATAGTTGCCTGTACGATGCCCTTCTCTCAGCGCTTCGTACTCTGGACCTTCGACAATTTCCTGAATGGATAGCTCGCTCGTGTGACCAAGGACTGCTTCTGAGTCTCTGCCGAGAACTTGGCAGCAAGGAGCAACAGCGCCCCGTTTGCCGTCAATACCACCAGCGCGAATAACAACGTCAGGGCTAAATGGGCGTCCACAAGTTTTTACTTTACCCTCTCGTTCGTAAGTAGGTTTGTATACACCGCTCCAGTTGTGAAGTTTCCAAATCTCTGTCTTCACACCTAGCGCAGCAACTAATTCTTTGTATCTATTTAATTGTAGTTCTTGAAGACTTTCATCTTCTTCTGTAATCAAATGATAGGTTGCAACTACACAATCGCTGCCCGACTCTTCGACGTATTTCCTCATTTCTATAATGTTATTACAAATGGTTTCGAAGTTGCCACCTTTTGTGTTATACATCCACTGATTATATTCATCTGGCGTAGAACCAATAAACGAGAAGCGGAAAAAATCTAAACCAGCATCGACACACTTTTTCATATAGTCGCCATGCATGCGCAGACCATTCGAAAACATAAACGCTTTTGCGTCATACTTCTTGACAATTTTGATATATTCAAAGAGTTGACGATTGAGCGTAGGCTCGCCCGAGCCTTCTAGATTTACAACGCGCAGCCCGTGCTTTGCGCAGTCACGCACATTGTCTTCAAATTCCATCAGCGACATTTTAGTGATGAAAGATTTTTCTCGACCACCAGTTCTCATATCTTGAGGGCACATGCTACAAGAATAATTACAGCCGCCTTGAATTTCAATTACTGCTCTATCAATTTTCATAACTGCAACTCACTTAGAATCAATTTACGATATTTATTCGCCACGTGATCAAGCCTTTGTAGGCTGTTTGGCATATCTATCAAGAAATCAAAAAGATTATCTTGTCTGTCATCAGCTTTTTTAAAGTGTAAACATTGTGGGCTGTGTACTTTTGCGATTGTGCTATCGCCTAAAGAAATTACAGGCTTGCACAAATTCTTCGCAATGTATTGCCACATGCCATCATAAAAAATGCAAAATCTACTGGTGTTAATATGATAAAAGGCTTCTCTGACAGGAGTTCGATAAGTGATTTCTGTCAGTGTAAAGCCTTTGCTGTCTAGAATATCTAATATTCTTTCCCAATCATTGTCATCAAACGATCTTTTCCAACCCCACGGCGGTGCTTTATTGAAAAGTGGTCTCCAAAACACAACTTTCTTTGGGTTAGGATTGAGACACCATGCATCATGACGAAACGCCCACGTTGGTATTCCGTCAAGCACTTGCATGTTACCAGCTTGTCTTTGAAATCCTCTGTGACGAAGCCTTGCTATTTCATAATCAGTAGAATTAAAAATATGATTTATATGCACAGCATTCGAATCGTGATAGAAAGAATGTAGATAATCGCCACGCTCAGCTATTGTTTCTGGATCTTCGAAGTGAAAAAGAAATTTATCATCATGCGGCCAGAAAACATTCATCTGCATTTGCTTAAGCGGTCTTCGCTTTCGAATCAAATGCGTCATCATGTGTACGGCATTCATTCCAAAAAGAATGTCGCCTACGCCTTCGGTTCCTTTCCAATCTACTTCATTTCCATAAGTAAAAAGATAAGGGTGACCTTTCAAAGGATCATGATATAGTTCAAGTTTCATGTCAATATAGATTTGATAGCTTTTCTAGCCTATACTTCTCATAGAGTGTTTCGTCTTCGTCAAGATATTTTGGGCGCTTGTCATTGGCACTGGATCTGCCTCTGTCAAGATATTGATTCTTATGCTTATTACGCTTCTTGTTTCGGGAATCAAACCGACTGTACTTTGCCATAACTAACGACCTTGCCCTCGATATTTTTTAAAGCTTCGACGCTTGCTCTTATTCATCGAAGAAGTCTTAAGCATTCCTCGACCTATTGAAGTGCATTTGATTGTTGGTTCGGGGCGGGTAGGCTGCCCCACTTTGCTAGGCTTTGCCATGATTAAATATCAGCTCCTATACTGCCTCTAAACGTGCCATCAAGCGTTCGGCTCGATTGGTGACTTGATTATACCACAAACTGTCGCGCCCTTCAACTGCTGCTGTTGCCCAATCGTGTGCTTCAAGCGCGCCATTGAATTTCTTAAACTTGCTCAGGCGAGGGCGCCCCATGTTGAACATCATATTAACCAAGACTTGCTGGACTTCATCTGGGAAGTCTCCAAAAGCCCCTTCGCCGTATAGAGTATAACACTCTCCGATGGCAGTGTCAAGGTCTCTTTCGAAACACTCCCGTACTCTTTCTTCAGTAACTGGAGTTCCAACCGGTTGTTCGAATTCCTCGTCACCTTCTGTGACAAGATGACCGACTCCAAAAGTTGGATAGCCGAGGTGGTCGTTATAGATTTCATACACTACACCTTCGTCGATTTTAAGTTGCTCGTAAACTGCGTCTCTGTTCATTGTAGACCCATCCACTCCTTTGTCATGATGTAGTCTCTTACAAGACCACTTCGTACAATGTCTTCCCATGTAAAATGAATAATTGAGAAGTTCCTAAGTTGCTCTAGAATATCTAGAAATTTATTAATACCTTTCTTATCGTTCTCAGTCTTGAAATCTGACTGATGATAATCACCGCAGAAGATAATCTTCGAACCTTGGCCTACTCGTGTAATGATAGAGTCAAGCTCATGGAAGTTTAGATTCTGCATTTCATCAACAAGGATGATACTGTGATCAAATGTCAAGCCACGAATATACGAGGTTGACTCAAATGTCACATATTTGTTATGTATAAGTTTATCATACGCTCGGTCGTCGTCAAATAGCTCAGCAGCAATTGCACGATAAGGGCTTGTGTATGCATTGAGTTTTTCTTCAATCGTACCAGGCAAATAACCTACGTCTCGTGTAGGAACAACCGAACGAATAATTCGAAGAGATTCGTATGGTGTGCTTTTGTCCATGACTTCTTCAAGCGCAAGATACATGCCAAGAAAGGTCTTACCTGTACCTGCGGTGCCTACAAGAGCCATGTGATCACCATCACGCCATGCGTCAAATACTTCTTTCTGATGTTCGGTAATGGGATCGATAGTAACTAGATCGTCGATGCGAATATTCATCGACTCGCCATTCTGTTGTTTTCTTGTCATTGTCATAGCTTAATGGTATTTGCGACTTGTCTACCTGCTGATTTCTTTATGCTCTTCAAATGACTCTTCCAACTGTCGGGTGTTTTATTAACAATATTGCCTGTGTGTGTAACGAGAGCAGCGCCACCAATGATTTGCTCCCATTCACCTGATTCTACAAGTGCCTGCATTTCAGCAATCTTAAGCATCTTGTCTTCTACTTCTCCTGTCTTCTTGTTCTTCATCGTATATAATGGCATTTTAATTTCCTGTAAATCCAAAAAAAGTGAGCCCCGAAACCGAGGCTCACCATTAGATGTGGATCACCCCCTTGCGCGAGATTCTACCTGAGATATTGCTGCGTCTAAAAATGATTGTCGTTTAGCAATCTTGTGTGCTATCTCAGTTTTACCTCGTTTGTTCAGTTTATGAATATAATGTCCAAGTTCTCTAGAATCTTTCTTCAATTGCTCAAGTTGATTGGATTCGACCATAGGCGCTCCTTATTATACATCTGTTTGTTTTACTTGGATCATAATTATTCTTGGATCAACTGCGGAAATGCCTCCTTAACTAGACTCTTGGTCAATCCTTTCACAGGGCTTTTTTTGTTGATCATAGATACTAATAATTCAGCATCTTTGGGGTGTATCGCCTCAAGTATGTCAATGAACATACGCTCGCGACGAATAGGGTTAAGCCTGTTGCTTTCGCGCAGACCTTTTACAAAATATTTGAAGTTACGATGTTGTCTCAGCAAAGACGAGGGATATGATTCTTCATTATTAGGCGTGTAGGGAGGTGTGCCACCAGGTAGATTCCACTGGATGGTTTCGTCGAACGTCCCTCTCAAAACATCTAGAAGAGGCATGATTTCGTTTTTTTGTAGAACTGCAATCTTGTCTTTTTTTGTTTTAGCATTCTCTACTTTTTCCAAGATTTCGAATACTTCTAGTTTCCTTACAGATACTGCCATAATGATCACCTATATTATATACTCTGTTCCCTGACGCGGGGAGTTTTATTTTATCATGAATTTTGAGATTTGTCAATCTCTTCTTGCTTTCTGCCTTTCTTGCTCAATCCACTTTTTCGCCTTTGCATTCTCGGGCGGCTTGTTAGTGAACTTCTGCACATCGCGATAAGCACGAAGAGTTTCTTTCTGATAGTCTTTACCTTGAGAGTTATCGACTACAAGGAAGTTGTTCTTGCCAAACATCTGCTGGAAACGCCCAGTATTGCGCTGGACAGCTTTCCAGTATTTTTCGACTTCTGCATCGGGTAGAGAGCGTTCGCGCTGCCTATTGCGCTCCAGAGCCGTCTCCAGGTCAGTGTTGACGAAGATCATAGCCACATCATAGCCGAGCGCGCGCATGTTGATCGCTTGCTTTGCAATCTTGTCGGGATCTTTACCAGTACCGTCAACAACAATACCAAGACGACCAGTGATATAAGTTGCTTGCTTCTTTGCTGTCAGAGTCTTTGCTTTACCGCGAAGCTCTTGCCCTTGAGTAGAAAAGATATTCTCGGGATCCATGGTCATGCCAGCTTTCTTCATCGCTGCTTCAAAAGCATCGTCAGAGTTTACGACTTTGTAGCCCATTGCAGGCAGACCAGTCTTACCAACGATAAATGACTTACCAGAACCTGGACCGCCCGCAAGAAACACTGCTTTGAAGATTGCGGGATCATTGACGCCTTCGTCAAGTTGATTAATCCAAGAAGAGAATTTTAAAATCATAGGAGACATTTCTTATCTCAGTGAGTGATATAGTTATTTATAAATCTTGAGTCTTCAGATGTTTTGAGTGAATTTTACAACCAATAAACTCATTGTAATAATCATCACGCAATAAAACATCCTTCTCAAACTGATATTTAGCTTCGTAATATGAACATTCGCCCTTTGTTTTACATAATTTTAAAATATCTCGACGATATGCGTCATCGCCTTTTGATTCAACAAGCGACTTCAGTTCTTCGGAACTACCATAGTAGTCTTTCCAGTCTGACATAGTTTTCTTTGTGCGTTTGCGCTTCTGCCCTTTGAGTGGCGGTAGCTTACGAATCGCCCAGAAAAACTTTTTACCAATATACTTCTTATTAGTATCTAGTTCAGTAATTACATAAACAAAGCCCACATAGTCCGATAACTCGTCTTCTGTGGGCTCAAAGATTTTATTATTATAATACCACATGAAACTAATCGAAGTCTATAAGCTCAACGTCGATAGCCTCACTACCACACATTGGGCAATATACTGGCTTTTCATCTTCGTCTTCTATTAAAATTGTAAACTCGGTACTACATAAAACACATTTGACTTCGTACTGATATTCTTCCATTTATGCAGCATCCTCATCCCAACCCCAATCACCTTCCATGCCGACAACAGAATACTCAGTGACACGCTTCTCAAAGAAGTTATCATGAGAAGCACCGTTCAACACCCAATCAAGCCAAGGTAGAGGATTGTCTTTCTGCTTGAACTTAGTCTTGAGACCAAGCTGCAGCAAGCGACGGTCAGCAATATGTCTTATATATGCGCGCACTTCTTCTTTGGTCAAGCCCTGCACATCATTGCCCTTGAATGCAAGATTGATGAACTTGTCTTCAAGCTTGACTGCTGTGCTTGCCATCTCGTAAATCTTAGACTTCAGTTCATCGTTCACAATGCGAGGATGCTCTTCGCAGAAAGTACGGAACAGCTTTGCATTGCCTTGAACATGCAGAGTTTCGTCGCGAATCGACCATTCGACAATCGTACCCATGCCCTTCATCTTACCATGACGCTGGAAGTTGAGCAGCATGACGAACGAAGCGAACACTGCGAGACCTTCGTTAAACACTGACTGCGCTAGCGCTAGCGCAAGCCCAGTATGCGTAGTAATGTCGCCTTCTTTCATGAAGTCGACTTTATCAGCCATTTCCTTGTACTCCAGAAACTTGTGATATTCTTCGTCTGGAAGCCCAAGGGTGTCGTTTAAAAGCGCGTAGGCGCGCTGGTGGACCGCCTCACGGCTTGCAAACGACGATAGCATGTTACGCACTTCATTATTCTTAAACTTCGGAATTAGAAGCTCGTGGTAGTTCTCGCCGACTTGTACATCGCTCTGAGTGAACAGACGGAGAATGTGCGTGATGAATTCTTTCTCATCTTCGCTCAGCTTTGTCTTCCAGTCCTGTACATCTTCAGATAGTTCTGCTTCGTCTTCAATCCAGTGGACTTCTTCGTGCTTCTTCGAAAGCTCTACAGCCCAGGGGTATTGAAAGGGCTTGTATGTGGTGCTAAAATCTAGTAGTGCCATTAATTTTCCTTTTTAGTCCAATGACTCCATAGAGAGTGTGTAAAATCTATATTACATTCATCAGTTAAATTGTTTTCTTTTGCGATTGGTAACAGCATCGTTTTAGTGGTTTCTGGCTTTCGAAACCCTTCAACTGATTGATATACAGAGACATCGTGTTTTGTATCATCAAGATAGTCATGTGTCATGATAACATCATTGAGTTTTATCAACGGCGCAAGCGTCGCAAATTCATACAATTTATTACCACCATCGCAAAGAACAAGGCATCTTCCTTCACGAGAAATATATTCGCGAATGAAATCTTTCTCTTCTGCGAAATTGACAGTTCTGATATTTAGATGAGACGCATTTGGATGAATAACATTTGGATCAATTTCATATCCAAGATATTCTACGTTTGGTGCAATCTTGCTAATAAACAGTGACAGACCGCCTGCATACGTTCCAATCTCTATAACTCTAGAAAATCCGCCTTGCCCAAGAAGAACAGGAAAAGTCTGAAATATATGAGTTGATTGTTTTGTTCTTATGCCTTCATAAGTATCAATCTTACTGATCTTCATTTTCTAAAGGCTCTCCATTTTCGTCACACTCTGTAAGAACAAAACCGCCAGCGATAGCATAATAACATGCTTCGCTTTCGAAGCCTTCAAACATTTCTACTCCATCCCAAAAAACGCTTGAACCTTCTTCTTCTAGAACTTCGATAAGCATTTCTGCTTCATCATCATCCATGTTATAAGTCTCATAGTCTTCTGCGCAGCCATCAAAGGTGCCTTGCATTTCAAACTGATAGTCATCAAGTTCTACATAGTCGTCATCTTCTTCGGGAAGCCAAGTGTAGTACTCAATATCATCTTCGTCGTATGCATCACCAAGAAATTCTTTCATTTCTGTTTTAGTCTCGGGCACGGTGAGTACAAACGATCCACCACGCCAAAGAGTTTCGACAACAATGCGCGCGCCATCTTCACGAACATAATGTTCATATTCAAGCAGAGACTTCTTAAATTTTGGTTCAATGATATAGTATTTCATAATTTAGCCCTCACAAGCTTTGCATTCATCAGATTCTTCGACAGGTGCATTATTTAGAAACGCCATAAGGTCTTCATAACCACCAATGTAGTTGCCCCCAATATAAATTTGGGGAACCGTACTTACTTTTCTTCCAGTTACTTCTGCTGCGGTCTTACCAATTTCTTCTAGATCAATCTTATCAAAAGGAATGCCACGCAGTTTTAGTTCTTCCATCGCCATAGCACAGAACGGGCAGTTCTTTTTGCTATAGACAATATTTCTTGTGTCGTCTTGCAGTGCTACGCGCTCGACTTTCTCAGACACATTTTCTGCGCGAGATTTGGCTTCGGTGCGCAGATAATACAGACCCTTGAGCCTTTCTTTCCATGCCTTGATATGAACTTTATTTACATACGATTTTGGTGCACCAGCGGGAAAGAATAGATTCACAGATTGCCCTTGGCAGATATACTTTTGACGATCCGCAGCATGTTGCACAACCCAAACCTGATCAAGCTCTTGAGCAGTCTTGAAGATTGCTTTCTCGCCTTCAGTCAAAAATGGCAGATGCTGAACAGAACCCTTATTAGTAATGATCGAAGTCCAGATGGATTCGTTATTCTCACCCTTCTCAGTCAGCAGCTTGTCAAGATACTTATTCTTTACCAAAAACGAGCCCGCGCGAGTTCGATGGGTGTAGGCACAAGCTTTGATTGGCTCAATGGATGGCGAGGTGGACAAGATAACACCACTGGACGCATTCGGGGCGATAGCGAGCAAATGTGCGTTGCGTCGCCCTGTACCCACGCCATCGGGATATTCTCCTCGTTCTTGCGCGAGAAGTTCTGTTTCTGCGCTAGCTTGCTCGGAGATACGCTGAAAGACAACTGAATTGATCTCTTTCGCAGTTTCACTTTCCCATGCGACTCCATGTTTCTGTAAGAGAGAGTGGAATCCCATAGCTCCCAAGCCAATGGATCTTTCTCGTTCAGCCGAGTACTTAGCTCTTGAGATAGAATCAGGCGCGTTGTCGATAAAGTACTGCAGGACATTGTCAAGCATGCGAATAAGATCACGCACAATATTCGTATCTTTCCATTCATCATAATACTCTAGATTGAGAGAAGACAAGCAGCACACAGCAGTTCTGTCAGCCGAAGTTGGCAAGTGAATCTCATTGCAAAGATTCGAACCATGAATCTTAAGCCCAAGGTCTTTGAGATTTTGAGGTAGCGCATCGTTTGCGGTATCGATAAAGTTTAGATAAGGTTCGCCAGTACGAAAACGAATCTCAAGAATACGCTCCCACAGTTTACGAGCATTGATTGTTTCTTTGACTGCATCGTCTTTTGGATCTCTTAAATCAAAATCGCTGTTGCTAACAACTGCTTGCATAAACTCATTAGTGATGTTGATGGCGTTGTGCAAATTCAACGCTTTGCGTTGCACATCGCCTGTAGGAATACGCATATTCAGAAACTCTACGATATCAGGATGAGAGACATCCATGTACGCAGCATACGAACCCTTGCGAGTCTTGCCTTGACGATACGCAATCATGTCAGCGTCTACAGTGTGCAGAAACGGAATTGGACCTGGTGCAATGTCAGATACCGTTCGAACATCGCTCCAGTGACCGCCTACGCCGCCACCAAGCACGGAAAGCCATCGTAGCTCGCTAGAGTGATCGATTAATCCTTCAAGCGTATCAGGCACGTAGGTGAGAAAGCATGAGATAGGCATGCCCTTGCCCTTGCCGTTCCCGTTGGGTGCGTTCGACAAAACAGGTGATGCAAACATGAACCACTTCTTTGAAACATACTCATAAAGTCTTTTAGCGAGTTGAACATCCATTTCATCTTTGTATGTTGCCCATGCTTTTGCTGCGCGAGCGTATGCTTCTTGTGGTGAGTTTTCATATTCGTTCAGATAAAAATCTTTGAGCATCCCTACCGCGTAATCTTCTAGTAATTCGTCCCGCGATAAATCGATTGTGACTGACATTTCTTTCTCTCTTTTTTAAGCGTAAAAGGTACTGATGACCCACATATGGGTCATTTTATAGTGTTATGAATCATTTATGATACACTATATGTAGTGTAAGATCAATTAGATTGTTGCTTTTCTATGACTTCTTCGTTCTTTTCAAGCCAGTCATCAGCATCAGTACCTTCATCACCAGTTGTTGCTTCGCGGTAGTATAGAATAATCTCTTTTTGCTGGCGAACATAACGGCGAATCTCTTGTAGATTAAACGCCATGTTCTCATAGCTCTGAGGTGTCAGAGCGAACACTACCAAGTCACCACCAAGAATCTTTTCAATCTTTGCAGTTTGTTCTTCTAGGTTGTCTTTAGTAATTACAAAGAACTTCACATTCTCAAGAGCAATTTCTTGAGGTAGCGGTGGCTGATAAATGCGCAGAGGCACAGTTTCAGTCACTGTCACAATCTTAGGGGGAAGGGGCTCGGGCTCGGGCTTCTTACCAAAACCGAACTTAGGCAAACCGAATGTAGAACATCCAGACAGGACCAACGCGAGTAGAATAACACTAACCTTCTTCATTTGCAACCTCCACTTCATCATCAGCCTGGTCTACTTCACGGCTATCTTCTTCTACTTGTCGAAATACTGCTTCAGTGCCCTTGTTAATACGCGGTTCGATAAGCCCTGGCTTCAGTCTAGCAAGCTTGGTCAGGTCGTGCTTACGAAACACAGACATGTACTCGTCCCGCTCTTTTGCGAGTTGAGCATGCTGAGTAGAAAGATTGGTGAACGCTTGGCGTTGCTTCTCAAGATCAGCTTGCATGGTCTCAAGGGCTTTGCGATTCTTCGCTTCTGCTTCAAGCAGCTTTTCTTGATTTGTTTCTAGAATAGTGATTGCTGCTTCTTTTTGTGAAATGACACTTGACAACTCGCTCACTTTGGTTGTATGATAAGCATATGCGCCTCCACCAAGCAAAAGAATCAAAGGTAACATCTTAATAAACGCAAACATAATTTAACACTCCAAGTTCGGTGGTATTTTTAACCAACAATTAAGTAATTCAGACGACCGCTCTCTGTCTTTCTCTCTTTGTTTATAGTACTTCATCATATTATCTTGCGCATGCGGAGGCAGTTGTGTATACGCTGCTCTTTCTTGCGCATTCATAAATTGTTTCTTGGGATATGTTCCCGTGATGCTTAATGTATATAGAAAAGTTTCATCGGGCTGTTCATCGCGAATCATATCAGGCGACCATGCAACTGCACATCCTGACAATAGCAGAACGGGCAGCAAACGAATCATTTTTGCTGCTTTTTGAACTTGCCGTTGATTTCAATATAGCGTCTGGTGAGGGGTCGACGCTTCTTCTTCTTGCTGTACATCCAGTCTGCAGGATCGTTTTTCGAAGTACCAGCAATACCAGGACCTGTAGTCATTGTAGGCTCTTCGACAAATTGCTTGAACGATTTCACTTGTAAAGTTCTCCTACCGTGACGTACATCGGTTGATTCGTATTTAAATGTCTTACTTCATATATATCTAAACCGAGTATTTCACCAACAGGATATGCGTCGTCTTCGACACGCACCTGGTCTTTAGGCAGAGTCATTTCTTCTAGATTTGTGATGCGCTCTTCGCGCAGTCTATAAATCCCAGGTGACAATTGCTTACTCTCCAGAACGTACCAGTAGCAACCCTCTTCAAGAAAATCAAGAGGATCGATATTTGATTGTGTTAAAATTTTGTTAATCGTTGCATTGCTGAGCGAATACTTTTCTTTGAGAAGAAACAGTGCTGCTGCATAAGACGCTAGAGTGCTTTTACCACCAGGGACTTTCTCTAGCAGTCTTTTGATATTGAAAACTAAACGAATGAAAGTTGTGTATGCGGATTTCTTTTCGTCATTGTCTAACTTAACAGATTTAACTCGCTTGCCATTTTCATCGATGATGCCAAGCTTATATGCGTCAGTTTCTTCCCACGGTGTTGTGAGAAGTTTTACAAAACGAAAAGAATAATAAAGATCGCCTGCTCTTGATGCTAATGACACTATATGTTCCTCAGTTCTTCAACAACAGTTTCGTCCATTGCTGTGCCAGTATATTTATCGTTTGGTATTACGTTCAAATATATGAGAAAGGGCTTGAGAATTGGTAAGTTTTCTTCAGTGAATACTTTATATTCTAACATTCTCAAGCCCGTGTCAATACCAAAAACATTAAAGATAACAACCAGATGATTTAGTATGAGATTAACAGAAAGCTTTCCGCCGTCTTCGTATCGTTTGACAAGCCGTTTGAGATACTTGAAGCGATTAACATCTTCGTAGAATTCTTCTGCATCAAAACAAGTGGGATTATAATAACTTCGCGCTGCGTACAGAAGAAAAGTATCCTCATTAAGTTCATCAAATAAAAGCATCATGGTTCCTATAACAAAAAGCTATTTTCTGTATTTATAAAAAAACCCGCCGATTGCTCGACGGGTTTCTTAGATCAAACTACTTTACTTCTTAGCAGAGTATGCTTGCCCACCAAAGAAAGCAGCTACAATTGCGGCTACAGAGACGAAGTATGTAGCAGCCATATCACCTAGAATTTCAGACGCTTTGTCAAGCCCAATCCAATCTGCAAGAACAACTGCAAATGGATAGAGCAACAGACCAAAGAGAGCGAACCATGTCATGCTTCTCTGTGCATCACGCATTGCATCTGCATCTTCAAGCTCTTTACGCTTGAATTCCATATACATGCGATGTTCTTCTTCAGAGACATGCCCATCCCCGTTTGTGTCTGCAGGATGATAGCCCTTCTCTTTCTTTTCTTCTTCTGCCATGATTAGACCTCTTCAGGTTCTAGGTCTTCATCGTCTCCATAGTGAAAATGTTCAACTTCTTTTTCAATTACTGTTTCAATGACCGGTGCTTCGTGGAGTGTTTGCTTAGGCGCAGCAGTGTTACCATGCCAGTGAGCAATCTGTTCAGCAGTAAACTTCTGCTTTTTAATCACTTCGCCTGAAGGGCTCACCCAACCTCTTTCGGTTGGGTATGTCCCTGCAGGTGCCCAGTGAGGCGTACGAATTTCTTTCATTTATCCCTCCTTACCTGTAGTGCGGGTTACTGCTCCCTTGACGGGATTTACAATGTTCTTATCGCCAACACGCTTCTCCCCAGGGCGAGTAGGTGCTTGACCTTTGACTGCGCGACCAGCTTTGGTTGCATCTTCGTGCCCTTTTGCATCATCAGCAGCAAGTTCAGGGTTGTCCATGTTCGCATCTTTCGCCATGTCTAGTGCTGCTTTGCCCTTGAACTTGTCTTTCATCGTCTCTGCTTTAGAAGCACCTTTTGTGCGATCAGCGTAAGTAGCACCTTCTTTCATGCCGCGCCCTTGACGCTTCTTAGCAAGGCGATCCCGTGCTGCTTGCGCTTCTTTGTCAGAAATACGGAAGCCGCCAGTCGTATGACCCGCTTTGTCTTTCTTCATGTCGCCTTCTTTCATTTTCTTAGCAGTGTGCTTATGAGACTCGGACACAAGAATTTCAAGGTCTTCGACGGGCACATCAAACTCTACACCATGCTCAAACATTACATCGTAGTGAGTCACGATAGCGTTGCCATCTTCTTGCTCGACCAGAGTGTGCTGCCCGGAGATGCACTCACCAAAGCCCCATTGCTCAGAAGCAACATGCTTAGCGCAATCGTGCGACAATGCTTTGTCGACAGACTTAGTAGAAATGTCGACAGATTCGTTTCTACCATAGATCAGTTTACCTGTCATTCTATCGACTTTCTTAACGCCTTTGTCGCCTTGACGCTTCTGTACATGAGCGCGGGCTTTATCTGCTTTCTTGTCAAGACGATCAGTTTCTTTGTCAGACCCTGGTCCATACGCAGAACTGCCATATTCGAAACTCTTTGCTTGGCTAGCAGCAGCAGCCTTACGAGCAAGTTTACCAGAGATTTCGTCAAGTTGCTCTTCGCTAAGAGAATTCAGAAACTCGTCAATATCCTCTTTGGCTATAGCCTTCTTGATGGTCTTGCGACGATTGTGCAGATACTCGTCCGACTTATCGGTATCGCCATCATTGTCGATATCTTTGTCAGCGCGATCATCATAGTCCTTGCTAAGTTCTTTCTTGTCCACAGGATCAAGTTTTTTCTTTTCGTCAAGAACTACTTCTTGCCAAAGCGATTGAATTTTTCTAAAATATTCAGAG